ACTTTGTATATAGTATTTAAGACTGGAGCCAAGAGCCAGCAAGTTAAAACTGGACAGCGTTATCCAATTCCACATTGAACGCACAACACCCCACAACACGCCTGTGGTGGGATAAACAATTGCAGTGCTTACTCCTGCAACATCAGTAGACAAACCCCCCGCGTCTTTTGCCCAGCCGCCAATCTTCTCTGGTAGACCCGAACGAAAGCGTACCTTGTTGGTCTGATACCAACCGCCTTCATTGCCGTAGTTGGTGCTTTCTCGGTTTGTCCCCGGCCTGAATGCAAGTTTCTGTAAGGGCATTTCGATTCCTATGACAAGAACATGGCGCGTTCGTCAATCCGACGGTTTTGCAGCCCTTTGAGTATTTTCCCACCAGCCATGCAATACTTCAAGAGTTCTTCCGCAGCACCCGCTTTATCGCCCCGAAGCAGCTTTTGACGAAGCGTTGAACGCTGGAGTGTTCCAAGACCGACATTAAAACTAAAGCTAACAAGGCTATCATACATACCTTGTGTAAGGGGAACGGGGCAGAACTGAGCCACTCCACGCTCAAACCTTGCAAGATCGCTTCTGAGAATCCCATCTACTTCATCCTTTGAAAAAACCCGGCTATCTTCTGGCCGAAGCGGGTAAGCTCCTCTTTGATCCATTGGTATCTTAGCTTGGTCTGGGTAAAGTACATGTCCAACTCCTATTGTCCAAAGCAGGGCTGGGCACCGATACGGCTTATATCGAATGCCCTCGTGGTGGCAGATGACCTTGATGGCCTCTGGGCTGAGATTCATTTCTTGAATGCCTGACCGCCAAACCAGAAGCTCACGATACACGCCCAAATGATTTGAGTTTCATCGTCCCACAGGTTGTCAAGCGCCACGGTGAATTCCACGTTTGTGTGCCATGCATAGTAGAAGCCAAAAATTTCCACGAACATGAACATGGCAAACATGCCGTAGGTAATGACGCTACGGGTAGCGGCTCTCATATTAATGACCCAGGTGCTGGCCCCTTGGCCCAGGGCTATGTCGTGTGCATACAGGGATTGGCGCTCCTGCATGGCGGTCTGGGCGTTCGTGACCTCTGCGTTGATCTGAATCTGCTCGGTCTGGATGTGTTCAATGCGTTCCTGCGCCTCCAGGCCAGCTTTCTTGAGCGTCAGTTCCCGCTCGGTCTGCATTGCCGCTAGGGCCAACTCATGCTTCTTGTCGGCTCGGTCTTGGAAGAACTCAAGGATTTTAGGCAAGCCGCCCATGAGGAAGCTGATGAGGGATGAGAATAGAGTGAGCATTGTTTAGCCTTTCAGGTCGAAACTTAAATTGGGGTGACGGGGGTACTGCACAACACGCTCCCCTTCAGGGCATTTGTATTTGATGGTTGCTAGCAAGGTTGCCTTGCCGCTGGCAATCTTTTCTTTTTGCACCATCGTCAACTGGTACGTAAATGTATCAATCTCTGGGCCTGCGGGGCCGCTGAATCGGCTGGCTGTGGTGGTCGCCTCATGCACCATGCCATTTGCGTCCCGGATGCTTGGGGTAAAGCTCTCCACAGAGCAGTCGTCCCGTTTTTTGATTCTGGCAACGGTGACATTGATGGGCTGTCCAGCCTCTGCCACGATCTTGAAGTTCTCAGGCGACCACTCAATGATTGCACGGTCAAACCAGCCAAACTTGTCGGCCAGCGTATAACTGCCACCCAGTGCGGCAACGCTTGCGGCAACGGCTCCAATGGCTTTGGTAAGGTCAATCATTTCTCTTCCTTCTTTTGAGCTTCTTCAACCTGCTTCCTGAGCTTTTCAACTTTTTCCATTTGTTGTCTGGCCTCCCGCTTCACCACCATCGTGTCCATGTACATCATCCCCACAAGGGGCAATACCAGCACAAAGACCAGTGCAAACAGGACTAAGACCAGAAGGTATCCAAAAGACCCCGATGCTGAAGATTGATTATCCACATTAGGCATATCAGGTATCCGATTACGAAAACCACCGCCAACGTTTCCAGCACCCTGTCCAGTATCTGATTTTTTAACCTTTGTCGCCGCCATGCTTTTACCCGCTTTTCGTGCAGTTCACGAGCCGCCTGTTCCGATTTCTGATCCAAGAGCCGCTGGTACTCTTCTACGATGTCACGCCACATATCAGGCATTCCCATCTCCCAGCGCACCATTTTCTCTAAGTCAGCGTAAAACTGCTTGGTCTGCCGCAGATACATTACATTGTCTATGGCTTGTGTGGCAAGGTCGTCTTTGATCCCCTTCTTCTGATTGTCTTCCCGTTGTACTTCTGCTTTCTCGTGGCTGGCTTCCAACTCTGCGTGGCCTTTGAAGAACTTTGAGAGCGCCCCACCGACTTCAGTGGTGATCTTTGTCAGATCATTGCCTGTTTTCTTCAGGTCTTGATAAACGGCAACGCACCCCTTTATGCCTTCATAGGCTCCCTTGCAAAGTGCGAATGCCGTGATTGGATCAATTTTTACGCCTTCATGATGTATGCCAGCGCATAGTACGGCGGCAAGTTTGCATTGGTGGCTGATGACCCCTCAGTCGAGATAGAGGTTGAAACAGAACCCGCTGGAGTTCCAGCGGATGCCGCCACAATAGTAACGCCTGTTGTTGCTGAGTTGGTATCGATAGTCTGAACAAGACCAATATTAGAAAAATTTTGTGGGATTATGTAGGGAGTTGGTGGGCCACCAGCAGGACCACCTGAAATGGGTATTGTATGAAAGTGACCCGGATCAGAAACAGTGTGGGTATGGGTTCCCAACGCAGAGCCCGTAAAACTAGAATTTCCTGTGTGGGTATGAGATACCAAGGTGGCGTTTGCACTGCCGCCCGTTGCGGCAACTGCATAAGTGCTGCCCGCCCCAACAATGAATCTGTCGCGCAAATCAGGCGTACTGTTTGTGCCATCGCACAAATACCAACCACTTGGGATGGAGACAATACTGCCGTACCACATGGTAATCACGCCAGTAGGGATGATGTCCCGCACAAACGCAGTCGTAGCAATCTGTGTGGTGTCAGTCCCAACCGCAGCAGTCGGCGCAAGGGGTGCGCCTGTAAAAGTGGGGGACGCGGACAGCACAACCGCGCCCGTACCCGTAGAAGTGGTTACGCCCGTGCCACCATTGGCAACAGCCAGTGTGCCCGTTATGTCGGCAGTACTCAGGCTGATTGCATCCCAGCTTGAATTGGTTCCATCAGTCTGAAGGTATTTGTTGGCATTGCTTGTTTGGCTTGGAAGCAGTGCGTTCAAGGCTGCGTTGGCTGTAACTTGCCCTGTACCGCCGTTGGCAATGGCCAGCGTACCCGTCAGGTTTGCGGCTTGAAGTTCGTAGAAGTTGGTTGCGTCCGACCACACCATGATCTTGGAGTTGTTGGTAACCGTAACCCCTGTACCCGCCGCTGTGGTGTTGCCAATCACAGACGAGTTGTAAATGGTCATCGAATAACCGCTGTTGTTCCAAACAATGTACGCTTTGGAAGCAGGGGGCGCATAGACGGCAAAGGCCGCACCAGTCGTGGTGGTGAACCGCAACATGGCATACACAGCTTGGTTGCTTGCTGCCGTGGACGTTGGGCCGTTGGTGTATGTCAGGGCTTGACTGGCAGCAGTAACGCTGACCGTCTGGTATCCGGCAACGGATGTGTCTAGGATGTATGCCAGATTGCTGTTGGTCGTGTCTCCCCACGTACCCGCCTGGGTGCCATCACTGGGAAGTTCAATCCGAAGACTTGATGAATACGTACTCATTGGTTTTCCTTTGTTATCATTTGGTCAACGAAGTCCCGTAAAACCTTGATCCTTTTGGGATGTCTTTGGGGTCAACAATGTCTTCTATCCTCTCTCCGCTACGCATCGCATGTATGCAAAAACAAAGAGTATCATCTTCTGTAGCAACAAGGTTGTGTTGGTTATCCGCAGCAATAAATATTATGGCGGGGGCTGAATAATATGACTCTTGTCCATTAACTGTAACTTTTACACCGCCTTTAGCGAGTAAAGTTGTATGGTCAAAAGTGTGTATATGGCCGTCCATAAAATCGTCTTTTTCATGAAAGCGCATCATTTTTGTCCACACGTTGGAGACAAGACTTATTTTTATTTCTGGGTAATTCATGCAGCTTCCTTCACTCGCTTCATAACAACATCAAATGCCGCTGATCTACGGACACCTTCATATTCTGTTGGATCAACACCGTGTTGAACCCACGATTCCCATATACACAAATGCCCCTCTTCTGGATTAACTAGCCACCCAGGGGAATTGAAGGTATTACATTGCGCTATAGCTATATTTTTGTAGTCAAAACGCTCTTTATGAGAACGAAACATTATGCCAGGGGATTCTGGTGGCATATCAATGTAAATACACCCAGAAAAATGCATCCCCGGATGAGAGTGATAGCGATGCGCCGACCCAGGTTTCATCTCGTTTAACCAAAAATTTACAACGACTGGCGTGTAACTATCAACGTCATACCCACTGGCGGTGGCGTAGTCTTTGGCGGCAAGTTCTATAGCTGTACGAACCTTGTTGGCTTCTTCACTATCATCCAGTGCATTTGAGGGGTCCAACGCACTGTACTCAGCTAAAGTGGTTTTAAAATTTTTAGAAATGTGGGGTATTTCATGTAGATGGTCTCCCACATCGGCAAACAGCTTACGCAAATAAGGCAGAGAGTTCCCCACATTTGTGACGCCAACAATAGTAGAAAAACCAGTGAGTAGATTCACAGTGTTTGTCCCTCACTAGCAGTTGTAGTGGTCGTTGGTGTATCAGTTGAAGTTACTACCCCCGCTGGAATAAATGTGGGTATTTCACGCGTTTTTTCTTCCGCTTCTACCCATTTAGCCATTGCTGCCACTGCCCATTCAGGCAGTTCTGTTATCGGTGTGTTTGGTTCAAGTACACCAAAGTCGTCTAAATAATATTCTAGCCAACCTGCATTTTTGTCAGTATTAAATTGCAACACTCGCACAGGCGCGGGTATGCCACAACCGCTTAAATCTAAACCGGAAAAAGAAACACTATCTTGATAGACTGTTTTGTCGGGGACAATAATTGTGACTCTCATTTCAACATCCTCATGTGTGCGGCTTCAAGCATGACTTTGGTGTTCAACTCATTTGATTTGACCATTTCATTCCTAAAAGATTCCACAGCAGCCCCAGTCTGGCGTTGCTGCTGACTGTTCTCTACCATCAGCATAGGCAAAAATGTAATAGAACAGCCCCACTTGTCAATTTCTTGGCCTGTGTTTGGGTTTTGCCCTCGCAACTGTATAAACCAAGTGCACTCTAACTTCTTGCAAGGTTCAAAATTATTAAGGGGACAATTGTCTTTTACTTCAAGCTGCACGATTTAATCCTTTGAAGCAATGATGAAATCAATATACTTGACTGCAAGGTTGATTGCAGTGCCTGTAAACGTGTGCGTGTGAGCATCTTGTGTGTGCGTGTGCGCGTTTATTGTTAAGGTGCTGGTCACAGTAATGGTGTGATTGTGTGCATTTTGCGTGTGATTGTGTGACGTTCCAGTAAAAGAACTTGATGTGCTGATAGAGTGGTTGTGTGCGTCTTGCGTGTGATTGTGTGATGACCCAGAAAACGAACCTGAAAAACTCCCACCAGTGTGGCTGTGACCACCCCCACCGCCAGCGTTAGCAGTGGCGTAGTTTCCATAACCCGTCCTATAGAACACAGGTGCCGCTGACCCGCCGCCCGGCCCGGCTGCTTGGTTGGATATAGTGTGCGCGTGCGCGGGTATCTCGCCAGTACCAAGGGTCGTTGCCCCAGATGTACCCACGGAACCACTGATGGAACCCCCAGCCGTGGCAGCTTGGTTGGTTGCCGTTGTGTTCCCTGAAGACGACGACGAAGATACAGAGCCCCCAGCCGTGGCAGCTTGGTTGGTTGCCGTTGTGTTCCCTGAAGACGCTGGAGAACTCACAGAGCCTGTGGCTGTAGTGTTTTGGTTAGTTGCAGTGGTGCTAGAAAGGGTTCCTGCTACTGACTGACTTGCAAATGCGGTTGAAAACGCAACCGTACCACCAGTAGACACAGTGCCCGTAACAATACGCAATGCGCTGTCATTTAACGCAGCCGTAGTATCTTTTGTCCAACCAGTAGGCGCAGCGGTCTGTTTAAAGATCATCACTGTGCCAGAAGGTATCGGGTTTGTTACGCTGCTGGCAATTGTGATTGACCCCGCTCCATTCGTAATGGTTATACCTGTGCCTTGAGTCAGCGTTGCTCTCGTAAACCCAGTCCCATTACCAATATCAACCTGTCCGTTTGATGGTGTAGAAGTTAATCCTGTACCACCAGAAGCAACTGGTAAAACTGAACTATTTGTGGCAGTTAATACGGCCCCGTCAGCATAAACCGACCTTTCAGCCGGGTACGTGACAAACACATCTTTGGTGCCTGGTGTAAAAATAACTAAATTTCCAGCGTTGCTTGACTCTAAAACCGTGTCCCTTGAGAGCGTTGTGCCCACCAAAGTGTATGTACCGATTCCCACTTCCCACTCAGAACCAGTTTGCCCCGCAATGGTGTAGTAAGTGGTGTTTGCGTCACCAATAGCCGAGAAAGATTGAAAACCAGTCGCTGCCCCAAGCAAAGTCACCGTTCCCGTACCCGTTGTAGAGGTGGTTTCTTTAACTCTATCTTTTAGTACTAAAGCCATTTTTTATCCTTAAGCCGTCTCAACCAAAGACCAAGTTGCAGTCTGCGCCGTATTTACATTTTGCCAGTTTGCGACTTGGCTGTCATCTACCAATTTCCAGTAGACAGCAACCACATTCCCAACTGAGCCCGTTGCTTGAACACCAGTAAGAGCAAGCGATTTTGTGACCCCAACTGTCCCAACTGCGCCAGAAGCCCCCACCCCCGTTATAGCCACCAGCTTTGTAAAAACGACTGTCCCTACCGCACCAGAAGCCACTACACCTGTGAGTGCGGCTGATCGGCTTGGGCTTACTACCCCAACTAAGCCCGTTGCTTGAACACCAGTAAGAGCGTACGATTCTGTATACCCGACTGTCCCCACCGCTCCCGCCGCAGACACCCCCGTCAAGGCTGCTAGTTTGGCAAAATCAACAACCCCAACTGAACCAGAAGCCACTACCCCTGTGATTGCTTTTGACAGGCTTGGGCTTACTGCCCCTAACAGCCCGGAAGCTGCAACCCCCGTGATTGCTTTTGACCGGCTTGGGCTTACTGCCCCTAACAACCCAGAAGCTGCTACGCCCGACAACGCAACTGTGCGGGTAACTCCTACGTTCCCAACAAAACCAAAAGCTACATCGCCGTCTTCTGCTGGGCTGTTTGTTTCTGTAACAGACCCAACTACGCCAGAAGCCGCAACACCTGTTAGCGCGACTGTTCGATCTGGCGTTACTATCCCTACCGCTCCAGCCGCAGATACGCCGTTTATAGAAACATTTGGCGGACCTGCAAGGGATGCGAATGGTGTTTCAGCAAATGCGGATATACCAAACATGGCTTACGGCCTGCGCCGCCTCCGCATTAAGTTGTGGCCAAACGCAACAGGGCAGTTGAAGTTGTGTTGGAAGGCATCGTCAAAGCAAAGGTTCCAGCCGTAATCGTTTGCGAACCAAAAGTGTGAACACTTATTGCCTTGTTGCTTTGAGTTGAGTTATAGATTAACACTGCATCAAACGCCGTGGTCAAAGTCACCGAGGTGTAGGTGATCGATGCCGAAGGAGTAAAGAATGCCACGCCCGCAGTTGCTGAAGTGTTGGTCGAAGTCGGAGCCACGGCGTTTGTTACTATCACACCACCAGCCGTATAACCTGTTCCAGACACTTCACCCGTGGCCGAATAGACCGTGGTGGCAGCATCAACAGTGGCTGAAGCCAAATACAGTGCCGCTTTGAGCGTGTCTGTAGTGGGTGCAGTCAAGCTGGTGCGTGAGACAAGCGTTGCAGTGCCAAGTTGATGTTCACCAAGCATAAGCTGGCTCATAAACGAAGTACACATTGATTGGGTATTTGCCACGATAGTTCCTTAAAAAGATGCCACTGAGCTAGTGAGCGTTACAGTTTTCTTTAGGGTCACATGAGCAGAACGGTGAACCAGTTCGCCCTCCAACCAATACTCCACCCATGTGGTCAGTTCGTTGTCATTATCCACGGTTCCTTCCCGCTTTTCAAGCAGGGCGTCGTCCATGTCGCCTTTTGTCGTAGTTACCAGCATTATTGCTCCTTAAACAAGCCGAATGAGTGCCGATGTGCTTGTGTTTGCAGGCATCGTCACGGTGAAAGTGTTGGTGGATGTTTTGTTACTGCCAAAGTCCAAGACGCACACAGCGCCGTTGGCCCCGGCCTTGTAAATCAAAGCGCCCCTGGCAGTGATAACCCCCGTCCAAGACGGGGATGAAAAATTGATGAACACAATGCTTCCAGAAGAAGCCAACTCCGTGCCGATGGTTGCAGTAACCACCAGACCACCAGCAACGTAGTTGCCCCCAGACGCCTCATCAGCCGCAGTGTACGCCGTGGTGTTCTGGTCAAGTGTGGCCGCGTTGGTGTACAGCGCCAAGTAAAACGTGTCTGACGCAAAATTGATCGTGCCGTTTGCCAGCCCGGAGCGAAGGGTGTTGCAACTGAAGTTGCCCTGGAACGCCATCAACGCACCCCGTTATTTTGTGGCAACGGCGCTTGCCGATACTGACCACTGCGGTACGCATCACTGCGCTCCAACCCATCACCCAAGCGCTGAGCCAGTGCAAGTGCTTCCATGTACTTCTGGTTATACCCGGTGATGATGTCCACTTCACCCTTCATGAAGGTGTAGGCTTCCACCAAAGACCCATACAACAGCACGGTATCAAAGTTGTCGCCCAGCCATGTTTGTCCAGATGCCGCCGTAGTGATTGATTCGGGGTAATAGTAATAGTGCAACTCTACGTAATATGTTGCATCTGGCGTAGGGCCAAGAATAAGAGACAACTCGTTTGTGATTGCTGAACTGATAACTGTTGGGCCGAACAAAGCATAGTATTTTGGCTCGCCCGTGTCATTTGGACTTGGGTATGCCTGACGGATAAAGTTCACATCCTTGTTGAGTAAATACTCAAACGTGCCAGTATCTAGGTTAGCACCCGTAACACCTGTTACCAACGCCAAAGAGTACACAGACAAGAAATCGTTGGGTAAAGACACATACTTGTTGTTTGCAGTAATTGGGCTGTACTGATTTTTACGCAACGATGGGAACTGAACAGAGTTGTATATACGTTGCTCAGCCTGCGTGATGAAAGTATTGATCTGTGTCGTTGCAGACACAGTACTCCCGCTCGCAAGGTACACATCGGGAAACTGATTCTCGGTGTAGCTCTGAATTGTGTTGTACAACTCGGTGTAGTTCATGCCATCGGGCCTCTGGCCATCTTGCCTTTGGTCTGCGCTTTACCGCCACGCACCACAATACCCGAGGTCTTCATGGGTGGGTAGTCCTGGCTGCGCGTGTTGGCCACAACCACGTTTGCTTTGCGCATCGTCTCTTTGGCTGGCTCTTCGCCAACAATCACGTTGGGGACTGTAACTGGCTGTGGGCCAGCAACGCGAGTTGCGGTAGTTTTTTCCCCGGCAGGTACGGGGCGTCCAAATTTAGTTGCCATATTAGCCCCCCCGCTGGTTCATGACCTTGGCCATGTTGCGTCCGTATTTCAACATGTCGCCGTTGGTCTTGCCGCCAGCTTTGAGTTTGGTCATGGGCTTGCCTGGGTGCATCTTTTTCTCATGCTTATGCACCGCGCCTGCGACCATCTTCTTGTCTTGTGCCAAGTCTTTCTTGTCCATCTTCGACTCCTTATGTCGTTACTACTGTGACTGTACCTAATTGCACACCTAAAACCAAGTTATTTGGTGTTAAAGCGGCATCAAAGAACTCTGAACCCCCAACGGGTGTCCACCCCCACTGAAAAATCCTGCTGCCCCCGCTGAGAATCCCCTGCGCATCAGCCGCCGAACTGTTGGTCAGCACGATCTGCAAACCTGTCCGACCAGACACTTTGTAGCTGATGTCGGGCCTGGGGTCTCGTATCCCTTGCGGGTCATCCACCGGGTACATACCCAGTTGCAACTGCGGCTGATCCGGGTCCCAACACTGGGGGCAAACCTTGAGATCATATACCTTGGTCTTGACAACTTCTTTGCGCAGCGCGGTCAATTTGAAGCGGAACCCACAACGGTCACACTCCGCAATTGAGTTCTTGCCAGACGCAAACCTGTTACCCATTACGTACCCCCAATGAACATCTGCCTGGGCACAAGCCGCAGGGACGCACGTTCTTGGTCTTCATCCGCAGCCGACATCCAGGCTTCGTCATACTGTTGTTTGAGCACCCCCAGACGGTCTATGCCGCCAGGGATTTTGAGCGCAATGTAGTACGACAAGCCAGCCACCATGCAGGGATAAAAGCGGAACGGCACATCCATGACGTTCACGCCACCGCCAGCATCTTGCACCCGGCGCATGCGCCAGTAGACAAACTGGTAGGTCTGGGAGCCATCAGGTGTGGGCCACACAGTGACACGGGGGGTGTTGTTGATGCGGATGGGGTTGCCCGCCGTAGGTGTCTGTTGGGTCGTGCCGTTTTGTGCACGAAACACGTTACTCAGGGTATTCCCTGATATATAGTTGTAAAACACCGTCTCTGTGCCGCCTGTAGCCACGATGTCCACGTACCCAAGGGCTGGGAGCCCGACAACTGAGTTCAGCGTGATTGTCGCAGCGGTCAAATCTTGGGACACAAACGTCGAAGCGGTGGGGGCCACCTGCCCGTCCAGGCGCTGATACCAGACCTGAATTGGTCGGGCTTGGTTGAGCTTGTTGGGGATGGTTGCGTAGGTGGACACGCTGATGCGCGTGATGGTCAAGTCCGCTTGATTGGACAGGATGTTGGCGTTGGTGCGGATCACATGGTCCAGCAAATCAACGGTATCCGTTGGAATAGCGTAGGTGTTCAGTCCTTGTGTCAGGGTAATCGTGCCCTGCTCAAACGTCCACATGTTGACGCCACGGTTGGCCCAGTCAGCAAACAGCAAGTTAAGGGACCGACGCGCAGTTCGCAGGTCATACCCCGTGCGCATCTCTGAACCCGCACGCTCAAACGCCTCTTCGACCACTTCAGTGAGGTCGAGGTTAAAGCCTGATTGTCCAGAGGTGACTGCCATTATCTAAACCCTGCTGTTTTCTTCGCAATACTTTTGGGCTGGGCCACAAACTGTTTACCTGCCGCCTTGCCTTTTCGTTTGGCCTTGGTGGTGGCCGCGTACTCAGCAGGAGACAAGGACTTGATTGCCGCTTCTGGAAGATACCGCTCCCCCGTCTTTGACGAAGGCTTCCCCGACTTGGTGCGCCACTTCTGGTCACCCCAGTTTTTAAGGGAAGTTTGCGGTGCTTTCAATCGCGGTAGCCCCCGCCCGCAGCCTTGTACTTCTTGGCAACAAGCTGTGCTTTACGTGCTGACCATTGCCCCGCGCCCGTGCCATGAGTTGCTGCGGCTTTTACCTGAGACACAATTCGCTTGCGCAAACTGGGCTTGGTGTAATTGCCAGCAGCATTGACTTTCCCGCCTTCTTTGTACTGCTTGAAGTCGGTGTCGTCACGGCGTTCTTTTCGAACGCCCTTGGGCATTTTGGATGGGCTGATGTCGCCCATCCCGCGTGAGGCCATCATCTCAGCACTTGCCGCCAGACTTCATGCCCAGGGGCTTGGAGCCAGCCATCTTGACCATGGTGCCCTTGGTCTTGCCCTTGGAAGCGATGCCGTCACGGCTGGGAGCACCAGTCTTGACGCTGCCCATTTTGGCGCTGGTCATGCCACCAGAAGCCATTTTCTTTGTGCCCATTGCTTTTTTCTTAGCAATCATTTCCATGAAAGGGTTCGCTTTAGCCATGTCACCACCTCTTTTAAAAGATTTGCCTTTGTCGGCGTTGCTGAAATCTTGGCCCACGGACTGTGGGACTCCTACTTTCTTGGCGAACGACGGGTTGTTGGCCACCGCAGCCATGAAATTGTGCTGTTTCTTACTTGTTGACGGCATCTTTATACGCCCACCGTTGTACGGTATCCGTTTCCCAGATGCGGATAACCATCCATACGATGGTCAACACGCCGCCAATAAGCGTTACCACGGGCGTCATCCACCCTAAGAAACCCCCAAGGCCCATTACTACGGCAGCGCCATCAGTCATTGTTTTTACGTCGTGGTTCATGTCAGCACTTCCAAGCCCGCAGGCTCTTGTTAATCCGACTGTTTGGGTCTTTGGCTGTCTTCTCGGATGTGAGTTTTTTCTTCATCCCAGTCATCCTTGCACAGAAAGAGTCGCGCCTGCTGCCGCCCTCTGGCTGCGGTGCTTTCAACCCCGGTTTGCCGGGATTGGCCTTGTTGTAGGAAGCCCGACCCTTGGCGTTCAAGCCGCCCTTCTCGGATTTGCCTTCCTTGCGTTGCCATGCTGGTGTTTTAGCCATAGAACACCGAGAGACTGGTTAACGAGCCAACGCTCAGCGTCAAATACAGACCCGCAGACGCCAAAATACCTTCGCCGGGGACGAGGACATACGTGGAGTTGGCTACTGTTTGGCTTGTAATGTCCATCGTAAACAAAACAGCGCCTGAAGCACTGCCATTACGAATTTCAAATGTGCACGCGGTGCTTATAGCAGGTGTAACAACAAAACCTTTTAGTCGTGTGCGTTCTGCAAGATACGACCCAGCGGTGCTACGGTGCGCTGATTTAACGTCTGTTTGCATCGTCATAATCAAACTCCTTTTTTAACAGGGGCCGAAGCCCCGTTGGGTTGATTAAGAGTTGGCAAACGGCGTGGCAACCGTACCCGTACCAAGCACTGTGCCAGTAACCATGTACTTGTTGGCCGCTATTGCAAAAATCTGTACCCATGAACCTGCAACACCGCCAGTGGTCGTGCCATTCAAGTTGATGAAGTCGTTTGCAGCGGCAGCAAAGAAACCAACCAATGCCGCGCCGTCTGAGTCAACGTCGTTCATGGTGATTGAGCCAACATATTTGTCAGTACCGTTTGTACCGATTTTTAACGAGCTAGTGGAAATGGTGGTGGGAACCCAGATCGTGTAGACAACGCCTTCGTTGTTCAACGTGTTGGGGTCTTGACCAGGGCCAGAAGTAATGGGGTTTGTTGCTGCGCTAATAGTTGGCAACGTCAGCGTAAGTGCTGCGGCCAATGATCCACCAACGCTAATGATGCGACCACCATGAGCTTCAGGACTCAAAGTGGTACTAGAAGTGATTTCAACAACAGAGGCTGGGCCTTGCTGATAGATGCCGCCCAAAGAACGAATTGGGCCTTGAAATGTACTGCGTGACATAATAATTTCCTTACATGCAAGTGAGGCGTATCTGTCTGCATGTCGTCAGCCGGGACTGTCAGATACACCGGGGACCCCGGAATGGTTGCAATATATCACGGTTTTAAATGGGGCGCAACAAAATGTTGGCGGCTCACTGTACAGCGACTTGGGCCATACGCGCTTATTGTCCCGAATGGCGACCACCAACATGGAAATAATACAATAAAAAGGGCTCCCGAAGGAGCCCTAGTGGCAGGCCAGTCACCTCTACCGTACTGAACTTATCAAGCGCCTGCGGAACCCCACATGCCGAGGGGATCAGACCAGCCGAAGCTGTAACGCTCACGAGCCTTGTAACGGACGTTGCCCGTGTCAAAGTCGCCGTCCATCGAGTTAGCCAAAGGCATACGCTCGAAATGCTTCATGCCGTTGGGAACGTCGGTAATCAAATACCAGCCGTTGCTGTCGGTCAAGAAGTGGTTGACACAGTAGCCTTCAGGAATCGCACCCATCTGCTTGATAGCGTTGATGTCGTTATCAGCAGTAGAGACGCGCAGTTCAGTGTCAAGCAAACGCTTGGCAACAAACATCAGCGCTGGGGGGATGACCATCTTGCGGGGCTTGGCAGCGATCAACAGACCACGCTCATCGGTCCATGCAGCGATTTGAATCACGGCATTTTCCAAGGAGGTCTCGTTCAAGTCCACGCCAGTGGTGGGGCTGTTGTAGTTAACAGCGCCATTAACCAAGGGGTGGCCAACACGAGTGCTGGAGCTGTTGTTACCGAACAAGGTCACGCCGTCACCGCCCAAGTACGAACCGTTGAAACCGTTATTGATAACGGAGGCGGCTTTAACTTGCTTGGTGTAGGACATCGCACGGGCCAGGGCTTTGGTGTAACGAGCAGACAGTGAGTCATACAAGTTATCTTCCACAGCTTCCTCGGTGATCGAGAAGCCCAGGGCGATGGTTTCGTGGTTGTAACGGGCGGTGAACGCTTCTTGTGCGTTGTCATACGCGATGGCGGAGCCCTCGTTCTTGACGGGAGCAGCACCGAAACCAGCAAGCTTGGTCTCTTCTTCGAAGCTACGCTCTGATTTCTCAGTTTCGTAGATTTCTTTGTGCTCTTCGCCGTAACGAGCGTATTCCAAACCGAACAAAGCGTTCAGACCAGGGAGCAACTCTTTAAGTAGTTGTGCGCGTGAAATTGCCATTTTGAGTTACTCCTTACAGACCAACTGCGTTGGTAAATGAGTGATAGCCGGGATTGATTTTAACCAGGATGTCGGTGTAGGCGTCGCCCACAGTCGAGAAACCAACCATATCAACAAACCCAACAACACGGAATGCTGCGGTGGTGGTCACAGCCGAGGCACCTGCCACGACAGAAGCCGTAGAGTTACCAGTGGATGTGCTACCAGTTGCCACAGCGCCAGTTGAGAAAAACACGTTTGCGCCCACGGCAGCTTGCGTGACAGAGCCAGCAGACTGAACTTGGAACACAACACCGGGATCATCCACAACGTAAGCGTTAATCACGCCAGTGGTACCCGTGGGGTAGTACTGAGCGTAGATCACTTGGCCTTGTGCGTTGATGTAAGAACAGCCAACAAACACACCTACGATGCCCGTGTTAGCGGTACCGACAGGAAAGCCGTTGGTGGTCGCATCTGCGCCAGTTGCGGTGGCCACAGCCAGATAGCCAGACGCATTCACGTACACGGGCGAACCGTTGTAAATGTTCGAGGCAGTGCCTGCGGGGTCGATGAGATACGAACGGGTTGCACCTGCGTATGGTGTGCCACCCAGCTCATTCACGGGTTTTAGCCCGTATGGGGATGCTACTGATGCCATTTAAGGACTCCTTGTTTACTTAGAACCTGAACCAAACCCCCTGCCGCCGCTGACTGTGGACTTGCGGTCCGCAAACAAAGGCATACGAGGATCATTGTTTCGCATGAAGTGGTTGTCCACCGATTCCATCTGGTTTTGTGCTTGTCGGTCGTAGTAATCGTCCCGAGCGCGTGCTCGTTCCGCCACCATTTTGCAGAGCATGAGTCCGCCAATTTCGACGTTCCCGGTCTTTGCATTACCTTCAATCATCAATTCCGGATGATCTTCTGCCTTGACTGGCTCCCAACCGTCGCGCATCTTTCGAGACACGTTGGTGGGTTCAGCTTGCCCTAATACGTGGGTGGCCACCCAGCGGTAAACATATCCTGGCTCCGGGGTCGGATCAGGCAGTGCCGAGGAAGGCGTATACACATAACGGGTTTGCTTGTCGCGTGACACGAGATCACGGGGGGTACGGTTTTCAGCCATTTTGACTCTCCAATTTTGCTACTTGAGCAGCATACTGCTGCGGGGTTAATCCAAATTTCTTTGCCAGTGCGACCTGGGTCTGAGTGAGTTGGACTTTCTTGGCACCCGACGAACGGGTCGCGGGCGCTGCAACGGCAGCAGGTCGTCTTGGGGAATCACCCGACCTTGGCTTGTCTTCGGCACCACCGAAAACTTCGGGGAACTTCGACTTCACGCGAGCATCGATTTGCTCGAAATATTCATCAGTGCGGGGATCGACCCCGTTGTTGACTAGTTTTTGATGCAGCCCTAGTGCAAAGCTGGTGACTTCTTCGAACCCGTTGGAACCGAACCACTGGTTTTTTGCCTGCCAGCGCAGAGTTTTTTCGTCCGGTTGAGCCTGTTCAGGTTCGCTTTTCCGCGTTTGTACATCATATTCTTCGGTTTGTAAAGGGGGTGGGCGAAAACTTTTTGCTTGCTCCAACTTCCACTTGGCGTCAGTAAGTGCTTCCTGGGCTGCAATGATGGCGTCAGTGTCAAACGCTTCCTGGGCATCCTTGTACTGGCGGCGGGCTTTCTCCAGTTCGGCTTCCGCCGCTGTTTTGGCCATGGTGCCGTACTGTTCTGACCCAGTTGAAACATACTGTTTTAACTGCTTGTTCTCGTTGATGAGCTGCTGTGCGAGACGCTCGAGTTCTTGCTTCTCGCGCATGGTGGCTTCTTTGGCCCGGCGCTCGTCGTGGCGTGCGTGGGTCAACTCCTTGATGCGCCCTTTGACTTTATCGGAGTAGTTCTCGATTTCGTCGTCCGTGGGGTCTTCCACCTCCCGGTCCAGGGGCTTGCGGCCTCTGTCTTGGATGGGGGTATCGTCAACGACTTCGACTTCTACGTCGCCGTCGTCCTCCACGGACACATTGACCTGGGAGGTCTTTTCGTCATCCAGTTCGTCTGGGAACTTGTATTGTTCAGCCATGTCTACTCCATCAAGCGCGGGTTAACCCGCGAGGGTCTTGCACAACAGCATCGACTTGATCGTCGTTAATCAAGCGAAACTCTTTACCGAAAATTTTGAAGCGCGTACCAGAATAAGTACGTACCAGTACAAAGTCACCTGCCTTGCACCACGCGCCTGCGGGGAACTTGGTAGTGTCTTTGTACGCGTCAAGGCCGACCTTGAGCACAAACAGAACAGTTGTGGCGTGTTCTTCTTGGCGCATGTAGGTTCCAGGCTTTACAAGATCAAGCTCAGTACCGTCAATCTTTTCAGAGATGTCGGGTACCGCACACAGCAGCTTCCAGCCTGTCGGCTCTGGCAGCGCGGTTGCTTTCTCGTTGTTGCTTGCGTCTTCTGCCGGGGCAGAGACGGGTTGGATTGCTTCAGGCAGGGCAAACTGCCCCGGTTCAAGTACGAGTTCACTCATCGGATTGTTCAACTTTCTTTGCAAGGTCAATGATGTAACGCTCTGCGATGGCCAGACCCTGGATGATCCCGCAAAGTTTTTGGTACTCTTCAAAATTGCGACACGCACCACCAGCGCAGTCATCTGCGTAGTTGTTCATGTCGGTGCGTATTTGTTCGCGCAATACGCGTGCGAAATCGTCAATCATGTTTTAGGAGTTTCCTTTTGTGGTTGGTTGGTTGGTCTGCATACTCATTTCTTGTTTACGAAACTTTATATCGCCTGCTTTGGTTAACGCATCTACTTGAAGTTTCTTGTTGTCCATCTTTAGCTTGCCCGCTTGCGCCAGTGCATTGTTCTGAATTTTCTTGTTCTCAACGGCTAGTTTGCCTTGAATCTCTTGCGCTTTAAGCTGGAGTTCTTGCTGGCGCAACTGCAACTCCTGCTGCTGCATCTGTAGCACCGGGTCCTGCGCTTGTTGCTGGGCTTGCTGCTGGGCAGCCTGCTGTTGGCTTTGCTGGAGCACTTGCTGTGCTGCCTGCGCCATCATCCCTGACAGAGCCACCTCGATCTGCGGGGGCAACTTCTCGTCTGCTGGGGGCAACGGCATGCCAAGCTGCTGTTCAATCTTCTGACGGTACGCAAAGCCTACGTGCTCAGAAATGTGCGCCATCATGGCTGCTTGAATCTGCGGTGCCTTGGGGTTTTGACCAACCAACTGCATGACGATGGGGTCTTGCATGGCCATCATGTGCACCTTGATGTGCGACTCGTGGTCTTGGTAGAAGAACGCCTTGAGCGGCTCCATCTTGAGCGCGGCCATGTTCTCAGACACGGGATCTTTGGGCTTTTGGTCGTCAGGCAGGGGCACGAGCTTGTCTGCATCCTTGATCCCCAAGACCTCCAGCATCTGGCGATGCAACTGGGGCAAGTCGTAGATGTCCGGGGCCATCTGTGCCATCTGGATCACGGCTTGGTACTGCACAACCCGCTGGCTCATGGTGGCCGCGTTGGGGTCACTTACCGGGATGATGTCAACGTGGTTGTAGTCCTCTTGCTTGGCGCGTCTGGTGGACTTGTCTGGGTCGTAGTCGTACTCGGGGTCTGTGTAGTCCCGAATCAACCCGGCCAGCAGTTGTAGTTCTTGTTTGAAGCTGTAGTGCAACCGGGCCTGAACAGCCGACATCACCTTCAACTGACGCTCCAAGAGAGCCAGCGTGGTGCCCACGGGCGCTTGTGCGCTCATGTCCGAGACCTTCATGTCCGCCGTGGCGGCAAAGCGTCTGCCTTCTTCCACGATGGTGCCCAGCAACTGGTACAGAACGCTGCTTGGTTCTTTGTACGGCAGGGGCAGGATGTTGTCTCTGAGCGCCCCAGAACTGATGTCTACGTCTCTAAACTCACCGGGCTGAATCGGTGTGTCATCACCCTTAATGCGAAGCCCTCTAGTTTTGAGGCCCCCCGGCAGGTTGGAGAGCGTACCCGCATCGACCAGTTGGCGCATGATGCTGGTTGCAGACTTGGCAAACCCGCCGATGAGGTGGAAAAGACCAAAGCCATAAGCCCCGAATCCTGGGATGTATTGGTAGTGGACAAAGTGCTGTCGTTTGAGTCGCAGGTCATCGTCTTCCTTCCAGTTGCGGCGCACGGCCAACACCTCGTTGGTCCCTTTTATTAGGGTAACTACGTATGGTAAGGCGATACCAGTCTCTTCGCCGTCACCGTCTTTGTCTTGGTAGCCGTCTAGGTCCAAGTCAACGTGGCACTCAAAGATGATATAGCGTTCGTCGTTCAGGTCACTGAACCCCGTCTCTTTGTCCTTGGCTTTCTGGATGTTGGTCTGCTCTTTGGACGGATCGGGCAACTCAACGTCCCGGTAGAACCCGGCTTTCTGGAGTTTCACAACCTCGTTCTTGGTCTTGCGCATCACATGGGTGACGCGGTAGCAGGTGTCCAAGTCCGTGGCCCCGTAGGGCAGGATGATGTCTTCTGCGGGGATGAACATCGACACCTGACGCCCCAGGCTTGGGTCGTAGTACACCTTTTTAAACGCACTGCCAGTGGCTGGCAGGCTCCACAGCATGCGCTCATGCTCGGGCCTGAACTCACGCATCACCTCTGTTAGCTCGTAGTTCATGTCGAACTCAACGCGAACAGCGGCTTCTTGCTTCTGCAAGGTCTGTTTGCCAAGTATCTTGGTTCGCACCGGGCCTTGCGCGGGGAAGGTCTCCGTGATCGTCTCAGACTGGAAGCGCACAACCGCTTCGGTAATCATCGGGTGGAACACGCCAGACGCGCCGTTCCACGGTTCCGTGCGATCCTCGTACTGGAGGCCTAACAGTTTTAAGCCCTCTGTGTAGGCTTTCTCCCAGTCCTTGCGGGAGTTCTTGTCGTTCTCAATGTCCCCGGCCAAGTCCCCAGCCAGGGTCTCCAAGGCAGACTGGTCCATCTCCTCGGCCAAGTTGTCATTGAACGTGTCGTCTTCTTCGTCGCCTGGGCGGATGGACATCGCAAACCCTGGGCCTTCAATGTTGACTTCTTCAGGATCGATGATCTCGATCTCCAGCGCCTCTTCTTGCTCTCCCAGTTCGTCGATGCCCTGGGGCTGTTGGTAAAGCGCTTTGTCGATATTGGTTGCCATGTCTGTCCTTAGTAATACGCCGCCTTACGGCGGAAGTAGATGGGGTCGTCTTTCTCGTCGGTGTTCAAACTGATGAACCCGCCCTGTCTGAACCGCAGCAACGCCTGGGAGGTCGTGTCCACGTAGTCGTCGTTCTCGCCGTTGGGGAAGGACGCCACCTCCTCGATGACCTCCCTGGCCCAGCGTGTGTCTGGTGCCCAGACTGTACCTGAAGAGAATAAATCCGCAACCGCGTTTAGACGCACAACTTTGTCATTTCCCCTAGAGGGGTTGGTCTCTTGCACAGGTATGCCCATCCTGCGCAGCTCTTGTATCAACGGCGCTCCTGCGGCCTTCTTCTCCACGATAAACGCGTCTGGCTCCCACTCGTTGTAGTGCTTAAGCGCCGTGGCCTTCAGTTCGGGGAACTGCATCCTGTCCTTGAACGCATCGAGCAGTATGACCTGCGCCGCGTCGTTCTCTTCCTCGTTGTAGAACACACCCCAGGTCGTACAGGCCGAATAGTCGGCGCTGGTCTTGGCTTCAAACGCCGTGTCCCAGGACTGGATGATGTACTCACAGGTGGGCGGTTCTTCGGGCTCCCAGATGCGCCAGTTCTTTCTGGAGATGATGGCCGCGTTGTCGCTGGTGGGCTGCTGCATGTACTGCGCGTTCCAGTACTGGGGGTCGATCGACGCTTTGGCCGACTTCAATGCCGCCAAGGGCCACTGCTCTGGCCACAGGGACTTCTCATCGTCCGTGCCTTCGTTCAGTATGGCGGGCAACTCCACGATCTCCCAGGCCGGGGCGTCGGGGTTCTTGGTCTGGTAGTCGATCAGCCGCCCGGTCAGGTCCAGTTTGCCCCAGCGGGTCATCACCACAATGATTCCGCCCCCTGGCATCAAGCGCTGAAGAGGTCCAGTTTGGAACCAACTCCACGCCGTGTCAAACGCTAGACGACTGTTGGCTTTTACGTCTTGTTCCGAATGCGGATCATCAACAACGAATAGATCAGCGCCGCGTCCAGCAAGTGCGCCGCCAACACCAGCGGCGTAGTACTGTCCGCCCGCCGCAGTGGACCATTTTCCAGCCGCTTTTTGGTCATCGGCAACAACGGTTTGGGGAAATAGTTCACGGTAGTCCTCGCTGTCAATCAAATTGCGCACCTTGCGGCCAAAGTCTTCCGACAAAGACGCGGTGTGCGTACCCATGATGATCTTCTTATTAGGGTATTTACCTAGAAAGTACGCTGGGAACAGGTAAGAACTGAATTCTGACTTGCCCATACGGGGTGCAATGTTGATGATGACCCGGTTTTTGCGCCCCTCAATCACATCGGTGAAGATTTTGGCCAGTTTCCTGTGGTGCGGACCCACTTTGAACCCCGGATAGACCCGTTTGGCAAAGGAAATCATGTCCTGGCGTGCTGCTGCCACACCGTAGCGCCGCTCACGCTCTTCAAGCATGTCAAACAGCTCCATCTTCTCCTTGAGAGACAGTGTTGGGAGCGCTTGCTGGATAGCAGCGATCTCAGTTGGGGAGAGCGTCAGGTCGTTGAGCTTCATCAGCCGTGGGTGGGGGTTGTGTGTGAGTACTAACTTCTATGTCTTCGATCACGGCGGCGTCGGTGACGCCCATAAACCTGTTGAGCTTGTCTTTGATCTTCTGGTCGATCTCGTCGTCGCTCAAAGACTCCTTCTTGACCTCGATCTTGTCGGTGAACAGGCCGACTTCCGTGATTTTTCCCAAAAGACCAAGCGCCTTCAGGCGGATGTTGGCGTTGGGGTTCTCTGCTTCTTCCAACAGTTTAGCCACGGTGTAGCCACGAATCTCTTTGGCGCGTTCCACAAATTCCCAGTCGTATGCAGACAGCATCCCAACCAGATGCTGCACAGCCGCTGGGGTTTTTATCTGTGACAGGTGTTTGTGTGTGATCTCGGCTGGGACCGCCGTAATCATCCCGGTAAAAGACGCCCTGGCGGCGTCAATTTCTGCTTGTGCCACCGCTTCGTCGGTATCAACCGCGCCCAAGCCTTTAAGCCAGTCGGCAGTCTTTACTTTGGCGTCCACCAAATCTGCCGGGGACAGTTTGTTTACGGCAACGCTTTTCCCTTGGTGAGTACTCACCTCGGGAGAGAAATCTATTAAGTGATCCAGCATACGCGCATAAGCCCTTGAACCTGCGATTGAGCTAATGTACACTCAATCCCGGTAAGTGTGCAAGCAGTTGCCAGTTGGCCTTCGGCCAATCAGCAAAAATGCTCATTTGCTTCTCCTCCGGGGGTTTGTGATTATCCCCCCTCTTCATCCCCTGACTGGCAACGGTCAGGGGACTTTTTCGTTTTGGAGGTGTTGGTGGCTGGTACTGATCTCCAGCATTGGCGTGCACTCCAAGTGCGGGCAGATTTGAACTGCCGATTAATTAGGGTCTTCGCCAAAGTATTTAACTTACCCTTTCACACTGCACATCAGTCTGCGCATTCACCAACACACACAGTATACCACCTGTCAATCGTTTGACAGGTGTTTTGTAGAATTTTTTAAAAAATTTATGGAGGTAGTGGTTAAGTATTACAAAAGATTGATTTATGGC